GCTTGCCCATCTTCCTATAAGAGACCTTGCAAATTCTAACTACCTTCCTTATACATTCAGCCTCTTCAAAAGATAGCCTACGGTTACTCTTTGCATTTTTGTGACAGGTCATCTTCCCGGTCTCTCTCCTCGCCTGGATCTGCCTCTCAGTATATTGAGGTCTAAGCCCTAGCTTTTGTGCATGTTGATCGTTCTCTTGCGCCGTCGCCCACTCCAAGTTGTTTTTGTGGTTATACAGCTTGTTCCCGTCAAGATGGTTTACGTGCTTTTTGCCTTCAGGGTTAGGGATGAAGGCCTTCGCTACAAGCACATGCACAGGATAGCTGCACGATTTCTTTCCGTAATATAATGTAGCGCACTCATATCCTCTGTTTCCTACAAAGGTGTATTTCTTGTGCCACCGCCATTTTGTTTGACAGTTGGGGTAACTCCAAATCTCACCATCTTCTGTGACAGCGTATTTCCCTTCATAGCCTGGAATGTCTCGCATGTTACATCCTCGATTTACTTTTGAGATACAGTAACATGTGAGAAAGCAAGCGTCAACCTGTCGTTGTTCTTAGGCCGCGCTCCGCGCCCCGATACGCGAATGCGAACTCGACGAGGCGTAAGCCGCAGTCAGAACCGCGAGACCCGCCCGAGCGCCATGCGAGAGACGCCCGCCGACCAGCAACACCCGCCAAGCCCCGGAATTGTTCCAGTTGTAGTCTGTGATGTAGCTGGATGAGTCTCCCCCCAGCTCGCTGGGATAGAATGGGCACAGCTCGCCCTGGCCTAGAATATCCTTGATGTAGTCGTCGCTATCCCCGAAGCCTGGAGCGTGACCGGTGTCAATATATCCAGACGTTGTGTCGTCCGCAAAGTTGGCGGGATCAAAGCAGACATAGACGTGGACGTCTCCGTCCCGGTTGTCGATGTTGATCCCGTCGATCCACTTCCAGACGTGCCCGAATATATTTTCGATACCTCGGTAGCTGTTGGCGATCACGTTGTCCGAGCCGTCCGTAACCGTGCCGGACTTATCCCCAAGAGAAACGGTTTGCCCCACCTGGTATGTGTTCGAGTAATCCCAGGACGACCAGGTGTATCCGGGAAGCACGTCCTGAGAGTTCCACGTCTTATATTCGGTGAGGAACAGAATTACAATTATCTCCCACAATCCATAATCGAACTGATGGAATATTCCATCGTCGCACTGGGATCGAAATTCTCCACGAGTGCGATTGGTGAATGGGTTAGGATTGCTCATGGCATATCCTGATGTGTCTTTGACAATGGACTTAGCCAAAGCATCGGTCGCGTCGCTCGCGGCGACCGCTTCAAACGCCCCGCAGTAGCGCTGCTGTAAGTCTCGAAACCCACGCGGGACCCAAGATGTAATCACGCCCTTGTAGGTGAACGGCTGCTCGCTGTTGAAGGTAAAAATGTAATCCCCCTCGCGGAAAACTGCGGCATGGAACCGAGGAATGTAAACATGAGTCTGGCCCTCGGTACCGTCCAGAGTGGCAGCAGATCCGTCACGCTTGAGAGAACTGTCATTGGGGTCGAGCTTGGTCCATGCCCCTTCGTTAGTCAGCAACCCCCGTCCCATTTTTTCCTGGATGGGGAAGGATTGATAGTCATAGGCTATGAAGGTGTCTCCCTGCAAAAGGCCCGGCTGCATCACGTCGTTGACCGAATCCCAGCGCACACCATAGACAGGAAAAATCCATCCCTGGTCGATATAACCCTCGCTATTAGCTACCGGGACAGCTTGCGCCCCTTGTCCGGGTTGTGTTTCGGTTTGATAGCCGTCAACCGTGTCCGCATCGCCGGTGATGTTTACAGTAAGCTCGGATTCGGCATTGACAGCACTCACCGCCTCACTGTCGGTGTAGCGGGTGTGATGATCGTCTTCTGCTATATCTAAGCTATTATGGGTTATCTCATCAGCACCGCCGGATTCGTGCCTGCTTGAATGGTCGTCCAGGCGACTCCGCTGATCAGTAACTTCCTGGTCAGTCCCGTCTAGAGCTTCATCGAACTTGTCTTTTTCTTCCTGGCCAGAAGCCCCGAGAGCGGGTTTGTAAAACCGGTTGTTGTTTGTGTAAACGCCCATTACTTTTTACTCCACGTATTATTAGGCTGGACCTGTGTGGTCCACCCCATAAGCCAGCCGTTCATAAACCAAGATGCGAACCACCCAATATACGGTATAACGTCCACCGGGTGCCAACTACTTGAAGAAATGCTCTTTTTAACCCAGTTCATACAATCACCCTAGTATTCTGGAAAAGCCCGTTGCCCCGTCCTACGAGCCAATTGCTCCCTACGGGCTAGGGAGATGGAACCCATTCCTTCTCTGGTGTGAGCCTGGTAGGATTCGTAATCTCCCCAGTCATAAGCAATACGAGCCGCTGTGTGGTAAACCACAGCCAGAAACCAGCTCTCATCAAAAATGGTGTCCGAATCCTCTACCAGCTGGGTTGGCCTAGCTAGAGCTACTGTGTAGAACACGTAGTTACCATCAGGAACCGGATAAAACTTGAACTGATTCGAGAACAAAAGGGCCAAATAAGGTTTCTTCTGAGGATCAGTATCTCGATCCCGGGCGCGTTTCCAAAACCACTCTGCATCCGTGGTCACGTGGAGGGGATCTGTTTCAATGTAGGATGGGCCCAGAATAGACAGCATATCAGGGTCGATCCCATAATCCCCTTCCCCAGAGGAGAGAGTAATATAAAACTCGTTCTTCAGCTCCGGAGGCTGGAGAACCTGGGGCAATACATCCCTGTAAATCAGGTTGATGTATTCATCAATCCGGCCTTCATCAAGAACAGCACCGCTGATCCCCATGACTGTTCGGATATGCTCCCGGATTTTTTGAAGTTCTCGAAACATGGACTTTTCTCCTTATGCGTCTTCCTCGACCTGGAGCACTGCACCACCTGGCTCGGGTTCCAGTTGAGAACCCTGCTCCTGGGTGGCCGCAGGCTCGTTCGGGCCGTATTTTTGCAGGACCCAATCCTCGAAGGAGAAGGCCTCATTCCGGCGATTTCTCGCCCGCATGTTCCGGAGATAGCGCCTATAGCGGCGCTTCTTGAGGTGTCTGCTTCGCATCATGTGAACGCTCCTATTCGTTCTCGTATGCCCGGGCATCCCCTTCGGGGCTCATGCTGGCCTCGAAAGTTTCCCGGTCGTCGTAGCATACCGTGTGGGGGACATAGCTGGACGGATCCTCGACCAGCTCCTTCCAGGTGGAGTCCCCGATTGACAGAGCATGGCGAATAAAGCGGTGCTTCTTATCTTGGATCAGCCAAGGGCTGGCACCGCCCGTCATTTCGGTCTTCACGAAAATTTCATTGAGCATTTGCTCTTTCTCGAGCTGCTCTTGGGAGACGTTGTCCCACTGGTCTGACGGGACGGCCAGTTCCATCTCGGTGCATCCCCGTTTCAGGAAGGTGGGAATCCTGGATTCCAGCCAGTGCTCCCGGAGGGTCTGTCGGACCTTCTGGAGCATTTCCTGGCCTTCCTTGAGGGAGTCGTTGTAAATGAACCCACCATAGGGGCTACCAGTGTATTCCCGGATGTCTAGGCCGACCTTGCCATTGACGCCGAGCTTCCAGAAGACCTCATACAGGTCGAACAGATCCCTTACCGTCTGGGGACGGGCCACGACCTTCCAGCAACAGAAGCGACAAAAGGAGGGGAGCACCCCCAGGGCGGACCAGTAGATGGCGTTCCACAGCTGACAATGGCGGATTGGGTCAGTTCGGATGAAAATCCAGGGGGAGTCCAAACTCTGTTGGTGGGTATTATGGGCTATTCTTCCGTCTTCTCGGCGGATGAACAGACCGGGGGATTGGTCCACGACTCGGCGGACCTGTTCAATAAATTTGGGATACTTCGCAAAAGCATCCGGTTTCCAGTGGAATGACACAAACCGCTCCTTTGTGGTTTGAGCCAAACTGGCCCGACAGGAGCACTGCCGGGCCAGATGACTTCGATTAGCCGTTATGGCGGAAGGCCATAACCGTGAGATCACCGCTGGATGCAATGCCGGCAGTGCTGGAGAAATCCAGGCTCAAGCCGTGGTAGCTGTCGCTCATCTGCTTGACCTCATTGCCGCTGATGGTGGCAATCTGGGCCGCACTGGACGCGCCACTATGGGCAACACCCACGATTTTGGCGCTGGAGCTACCCGCACTGGGCTTCCCCTTCATGGTGACAATGTCACCACTGGAAGCCGAGCTATAGGGCCCAGCCTGGATATCGACATAATCTGGAACGAACCCCAGATTCACATCGGCCTTGCCCGAGGACAGCGTGACCTCTTTTCTTGCGATCACAGGAACCATGATAGTTACCTCCTTCTTAGGATAGGGCCCCCGTGAAGGGGCCCTTATTTACCGCCTAGAGACTAGGCGTGGTCGCCATTCCAGTTCACGATCATGGTCATAAACTTGGGGTTCAGGACCATGGCGGTCATAAGCATCTTCCAGCCGGAAGTGCGCCGCAGCTCGAGAGGATCGGACGTTCCGCCCTGAACCTTCACGATATTGGCAGCAGCCCCGCCGGTCAGCTCGGTCACGCCGTAGGCGTCAGCCGCGAAGATCGGGAGCACCTTGCCGTTGGTATAGCTGGACAGGCTGGAATGGTTATTCAGCCAGGTGTCCAGCTCGCCATTGTCGGCCTGGGTGGACATCACGAAGCGCACGTTCTTCACGGCGCCCCACTCACCATCGAGGACGTTCTCATTGCTGGGATACTCGGAAACGGGCACGAAATCCGAGAAGGCCTCAACAGCTTTTCGCTGGTTCGGGTTGAAGATGGCCACGTAAGCCGGGCGAATAGGCACGGTGTTGTAACCAGTGCTCGGTCGGATCGCGCCGGTGATAAACCGAGCATCGGCAGTGAGCAGATCGTCGACTGCGGTCTCCAGCTCCGCGTCGGAGATGGATCCACTGACGTCCACCTTGCTCTCGCCGTCATTCTGGATGCGCTCAACGTAGTCGCGCAGGATGGCGTCCCGGACGAGAACGTCACGGGTCTTGCCCATCTGCTCGCCGAGCAACTCGGCGGTCTCGGTAAGAACCGGGTCCCGAGCCATCAGGTCGACCTGGTCAGTGATGTGAACGTAGTCACCATACTGTTGCAGGCTGGCCTGGATGTCGGTGACACTCAGGTTCCTTCCATCGGGGTTGGTGCCCTCATTCAAGGGCGTGGTGGCCAGGCCCAGGCTCTCATAGCGCCGGAAATGGATCTTATCCCCGGCGTTCTGGGGCATGGGACGGGACTGGCCGAAGTTCCCGTGAACCTCATACGGATGAGCCCTGCGAAGCAGGGTTTCGTCGTAGCGTCGACTCCTGAGTTTCCCCAGGGACCGGACTGTCGCATCCCCAGAAGGGGTTCCACCGCTCAGTCTCTGCCCGTGATGCGGGGTCTTCCTAGGCCTATGGACCGATTCAGCTCACGCATTTTCCAGTAGAATTTGTTGCGCTGGTCCACAATTCTTTGAGGCACACCATTTGTCGGGGCCGTGATTGGCTTCTTCTTGAAGAAGAGCCAATAAAATCCAATCGCCAGGGCTGCTTGTCTCCGTTTGAGCACCAGATAAGGTTGGAGCGACACGAGCATTCTGTATGCTCTAGGTCCTGTTATCTGGTAACGGTAAGCGTCCCTATAATGGCTTTTGGCCCGTTTGTCGTGAGCCTCAATAATCTTGCCTTCTGGGAACCATTTTTGTATCAGCTGGAGCACTTCCAGATCGGTCGAAGTAATCGCAACGCTGATCCTATGGTAGTAGGGCTTATTGCCACGTGCGTTACGTGCAATGGTGATGGTTCCCTCGCCGTCAAAAAAACCGGCGATGTATGCAAGCCTAGTAGCCGCACCTTCGGTCGGGTTGCCATATGCCTTTGGGCACTTAGGGTTCCCGTTGTTCAGGTGGAATTTTGCCATGTGGTTAGCCTTTCCCACAAAGACCTCCTACGATGCACTATCTAAAGGTCTGGATGTCTTGGTGCTGAATGTCCGAGCGGACTGTAAGCGTATCAGCCATAACTTATCTCCTTGTAGGGTTTATCCCCCGGCTCTCGCCTGGCGCTTCGCCTCCTTGATCTCGGCATCGAGATCCTCCGGGGACTTGCGTCCCATGTGGGAATAGCGGTCTGCGCCGGAAGCCGGGGCCTGGGTAGAACTGCCCGCCTGGGAAGCACTACCCGGCTTGTTTCCTTGGTCTTCCAAGGCCTTGGACAGCTCGGATTGCTCCTGGCTGTCCGGTTGGTCGGTCGACCCAGTCTGACCACCCTTCACACGCTCCTTGTATTCCTTACCGAGCCGGTAGGCCATCCGGAAAGGATTGGGAGCATTAGCCAGATCCTGCTGCAAAGCAGGGTCCTGCTTGATCAGCTCTGGTAGGTGGTTCTGGACCACGTCGTCGTAGTCCTCGGTAGTCTGTCGCAGCTGCATCTCAGCGAGAACAGCTTGCGACTGCTGCTGGTCTTGCTGTCGCAACTTTTTGACCTGACCAGCAGTGAGGAACTCGTCATCGTCCAGCTCCTCCAGGGGGTCCTGGGACTGTCTTTGTCCCTGCTGTGGAGCCGCCTGGGCTTGCTGGGCTTCGATCTGTCGAAGGCGATCCTCAAGCTCCTGGCGCTTTTGGGCTTCCGCCTTCTTCTCTTCCCGCACCGACTGGAGCACTTCCAGGGGCACGGTCTTCTGGCCTTGACCAGCGGCGTCCTGGCCCTCAGAACCTTGGGAGCCCTCTTGGTAACCCTGGCTCTGATCCTCGCCCGGTTCATAATCGAGTTCTGGCATAACTCACTCTCCTCGCCCGCATTTAAGGTTTAACAAACGATACGCTTACACGCCCGGCGGCGGCGTGAATACGCCCATGTTTTGGCAGTGGCGGCCTGCCATAGCTCCTAATGTAGCACGAACAGTAATCATTGTCAACCCACTAGCGTCCCTGATCCTCATGCACAAAAGACAGGTCCACTCCATTGCTGCCCCTGACAAACAGCACAGGCGGCATGTAGATGCGAGAAGTAGCCTCGCAGCTGGGGCACACAAGTGCATACGCTGTTCTGTGTTTGGCCGGGACCGAGCCTATTCCTGTCCCAGGAACAAGGGTGTCGTGGGCCTGATATTCAGTGCGGTTCGAGCCACATCGAGTGCATGCAATGGGGACCATCATGGTATCATCCCTTCTTTTTCTTGGCGTAGTCCTTGAGCTGGGAGCAGCTCATATTCTTCGCCATCTTTTTGGAAGCGCCCTTCTTGGGCGTCTTCTTTTCACCTTTGCATTTGGCAGCATAGGCCGCGCCGGCAGCCTGCTGCTGCTTCTTAGACTTCGACGGCATATCTCCCTCCTACTTTTTCTTCTTTTTCCCAGGGATGCCCGTCTTGTTGCGTTTCTGCTGCTCGACAGAGCGGTCCGCTGAAACACGCCGTTGGTATTCTTCCCTGGTCATAGGCTCTTTACCCTTGGCGGCAGCTTTAACTCTATAGTCCCGGTAACCCATCTGCTTTAGTTGCTTATCGCTCCAGGATTGCTTACTGGTCTTTTTCTTTTTGGCCATGCCTATCCTCCTATATAGGTTGTTTGCTTGTCCTTGTCACCATTCTCTTTTCGATGTCCGAACCCGATCTCAGCCTTGACGTCACCATCCTTGAAAGCGTGTTTGTCCTCACGGCGACTGATAGCGTTCACTATCTGGGTATGCTGCCGCTGCTGTTGCTCAATGCTGGCGATGCGTTCGGCCCGACTCATGCAGCGCTCCTCTCGAGATTTCAGGGTGTCTCGAATCTCTCGCATACGGGTCTCGATCTTGCTGCACAGGTCGGCGTAGAACTCGTCCAGCCGGGATTCTATTGCCCGTATATCCTCCCGTGTAGCATAGGTGATGGAGGAAGAATTATCGTTGGTGGCCCTGTCTTTGCTGGCAGAAAGGAAACGCATGACTATGGCGAATACACCTGTCAGTGATAGGCCAAGGCCAGCTATGGAAATACCTGTGCCCAGCTCCATACCTATTGCCTTCCTGAATCGGATTTGGAAGCCATCTCCCGTTCCGCCTGGTCAGTCTGGGTGGCGATCTCAAGGAGTCGGAGCATGCGGTCCTTTTCAGCAGACTGGATGTTGTGCTCTGTCTGAGCCACGTCGGCTTGGGTCTTATGGATCTCGCTGACTGTCTTGGCCTTATTGAGGGCTGTCTCAGAGCGGGTCTCCGCAGTGTTGGCAATATCCTCCTTGAGCTTGGCCTGTTCAAGCTGCTGCTGAAACTCTGCAGCCTCGGCCTGCTTCTGCTCAGCCTGCTGGACGCTCTTAAGGAGATCGTCCTTGCCTTCCAGGGGAGCATTCTTGAGAACCTCAGACCAGCCGATGGGAGCACCCTGTGCTTTCAGCTCTATCTTTTGCATGTATTCCAGCTGCCGCTGGGTCGTGGTCAAGGGAGCATCCTCCAGGGTAATGGTGTTCTCCACTAGCCTGGGGGCGAAGAAAGCGGACTCGGGCTTCTCACCCAGGTAGTTCCGAACCTTGAACCCGGTCCAGTTTTCCTGGATACCTCGTAGGAGCTTGCGGCCCACTTCTCCCTTGGCCTCGTAGTAGTTATCGAAAAGCTCCTGGAGGGTAGTCATTCCCTGTTGTCGACGGTGCGCCGACAAAGTGGAGCTATTGCGCTCTTCGCCTGTGGGACTCTCGCCCAGCATGTCGGAGTTGATCCCTCCGATTTCCATGATGTCATTGTCCATCTGTTGAGCCAGGTGGAACAGTCCCTGGGGAATGTCCCCGCCCTGGAGTTGCTTGACGCGATCCAGCTTGTTCTGCTCAGTCCAGACAACCTTGCCCTGGCCAGTCTGGTAGAGAGCGCTGGGATCAACTACCGAGCCTTCCTCGGCAGCCCACCCAGAGTGGATCTGGCTGTCCAGGATGTCGACCATCTTGGATCGCCGGCGATTTGTCTCCCGCTGGGGGTCCCGGAGTGGGCGAATAACGCCCTGGAGCTTATACTGCCAGTCGTGGTATTCGTAGTCGAAGAAGCCCAGGAAGGGAACGAAGTTGTAGTCGTCGATACCCAAGGGATCCAGGCCCTCGTAGAGCTTGTGACCGTCCAGGAACTGGATAAACTTCACGCTACGCTTGACGTGCTTTTTGGTCCGAAGATTGGGATTATTCTGGAGCAGAAGCTGGAGACGCTCCTCTCCGGCACCATCCGGCCATTCCTGCCACTTGCCTGAGGACGTGTCCACGATGATTGTGACCTCTTTGTGGTCCAGCTTCCAGTATTCATCAAGGGCATGGAGATCCTGCTGGAGCACGTCCCAGGATTTGGCCAGAAAGCGGAACATGGAATCCTGGTAGGACTTCTTGGGCATGTCCTCGATCTGTTTCCGAGCCCAGGGAGCAATGGCCTTAGCTTCCTCCCGGCTCAACAGGGCGCGGCGGCCCATGAAGGCGCAGTCTTGAAGGTCGATCCTGGTGAAATGGGGATCTATGAAGAAGTGGTTCCAGGGGACGTAGGAAATCCGTGGGTCCCCGCAAATAGGGTCGGCTGAAAAATCATTGTAGATGTTGACCAGGCCGAACCCGGTTTTCACAGGCCCCTGTTCGAAAACCTTGGAAAGCTGCTCAAAGCCACCCTGGTCCAGCATCACCTGATGGAGCACCTTGCCAAGCTGTTCGGCTGTCCCGGCGCCTCCGCCATGACGGGAGGCCACCCGGAATGCTTTGCGGTGATTCCGCTGATAGCCGCTTATCAGGTTGCTGATCTTCTTGATCTTGTTGAAGACCAGGGCGTTACGACGCTGTCTGGACAAGTAGTTATACTCGTCCGTAGGAATCTGGTTGTTCAAATAGAACTCCAGATCCGTCTGCGCCTCGTGGTAAAAGCGGTCCATCTGCCGGGTGGCGATGTCATGGGCCTCTTTGTATTCCGAGAACAGCTGGCTGTCTCGAGCTGTATCAGCCATAGGTTACTCCTTCTTCTTCTTAGCGCTACCATCGAGGGCGTCATCGCTGATAGACCACTCAGCATGGAACTCCGTCAACTTATAGGTGCGGTAGCCCAGGTAGCCGATGCCGCCAAGAAGAATGACATTCAGGATTATGGAACCGACGAGATAGTAAATCATGGCAGTCCTCCTACAGGGTAAGGGTTGACACAAGTATAACACGCCTGTTAGAGCTGTGCAACCCCCACGAGGCCACGAACCTGTAATGGAAGGTTACAAGTTACAGGGCTGGTGGGGCAAACTGCTCATAAAGCTGGCGAGCCCTATCTGCGGTCATCCGATTCTGGGATCCGCCGAAGTTCTCCACGGCGTAGGCCATCATCTGGAAGGCGTCTGCACCATGGGTTGTCCAGTCCTTGCGTGGCTTGTCGCCCCAGGTGCCATAGGCGGTCTTCCACTCTTTCCGATAGTTGTCAAGACAACTAACCAGCCGGGAGCACCGTGCAATGTTGAAGTGGCACAGTGGTAGAACTCTGCGTCCACATTCGATCAGATCCTGTTTGTCCCTGGCCCTGGGAAGCACGGTGAACTGGACGCCCAGACCTCTGGCGAAGTCGAGCATGGTTTGGCCGGTCTGCTGGCTGTGCTGTCCCACGTCGTGGGGCCCATAGTGTTTGCCGTAGACGATGCCGTGCTCGTCTCGCTTGCGGGCCAGGACGTCGGCGTAGTGCTCGAACCCTTCGCCAGAGTTTTCGTAGTAGTCGAGGACGTAAATATTTAGTGGGTCGATCATCTGGAACCATATGATGGATGTTGCGTCCCGGTAGCCCAGGTCCCAGGCCGTGTCGACCACCTTGTGCTTGTTCGGGAGAAATTCGGTGAGGCGCCCCTGCTCACGGGTCTGGAACATCTCATCGTAGTAGTAGGTGCCCTCGACTGAGGTCTCGAAGGCCTCGTCCGGTGTGCTCGGGTATTCGCGCTTCATCTCTGGGGAGAGCTGGTATCCGGACTTTGCGGCATACCAGGCGCGTTTCTCCCGGTCGATCTCCTTACCGGTTTCCCTTTCGATGCGCTGGAAGTATTCGTGCATCTCCTTGGGGACGGTGACATCGTCCGAATTGAGCCGGTATTCGTCGGCGTCGATCCAGGAGAAAAAGAAGAATTTGAAGTCGTAGGCTGTGAGACGGCTTCCTGCGGCCTGGTGCCTCCGCCCCTGCTGGACAAGGTCGTAGTATTCGCCCTCGTTGCCCATGGCCGTAGATTCCACCACCAGGATGCCGTTTGCCGGAACGGCATTGAAGGTCCCGGACATGATCTCCCGGGCCTGATGGGGGTATTTGTTGGCGATCCAGCCAAACTCGGAGACGAGGACAATCATGGGAGTCCCGGAGCGGAAGGACGTCCCAATGCGGATGCTGGATCCATTCTCGAAGGCCAGCTTCCTGGCGCTGTCCGAGGTCTGCTTGTGCATGTTCCGGATTTCGGGGGGAAGGTTGTCGTATGCCAGCTTCACCTTGTTCTCAAAGAGTTCCTGGGCGTCTTCCCTGGTGTGGGCGATACAGCCCGTTTCAACGCCTGGGTAGAATAGGGCCGCGTCGAGCATGTAGATGAGCCAGAAGGTGGAGACTCCGAGCTGCCGGGCCTTGAGAATCACGTTCCGATTGTGCATGTTGGACAGAAGCTCCTTCTGCTCAGGCTTGAGCTTGAAGGTTTGGAGCTTGCCCTGCTTGTTACGGATCGTGTAAAGGTTGTTCAGGCGCCACAGCCGGGACTTGAGACACCGCTGGAAGTCCGTTTCCGAGGCCGGCTGGTGCTCCGGGTTTATCTGGAGCGGGCGCTTATGAGTGCTCTTCTCCTTCGGGGGACGTCCCGGACCCCTCTTCTGTTCGGATGACGATGTCTGTTTTTTCGTCTGGGACGTCGTCTTCGACTGGCCCTTCTTCGGGCCCGGCTTCTTCTTCGTCGCCTTCTCCTTGCCCTCGTCGATCTTGTGCTGAATCTTCTTCCGGTAGCTCATCTTCGATGTCTCCTTCAAGTTCTTCGGGCATGTCGCCCTCTATGATCTCAAAGCCCTCGCTGTCGATCTCCGGCTTTGCGGCTGCGTCGCTGGCCCTGAAGCGGCCAAGCAGGCTCTTGAGATCGTTGTCCGGGCCAACCTTGTGGTCGATCTGCTGGTTGACGGGACCAATGACACGGTTGAGGAACTCCTTGGCCGAGGCAGTGTCGCCATTGAGAGCATTTTCATAGAGCTTCTCGAGGACGTTGACTGCCTTCGAGCCCATATTCTTGATCTTTTTGTTGATAGCCTGTGTTTGGATATCATCCAGTTCAGCCGGGGTGAACTTCTGGTAAAGACCGCCGGAGAAGCTCTTGGTCTCGAGCTGGGCTTTTGTCCACCCTGGGGGCGGAGGATCCTTGGGCATAGCTTCATTCCAGCGGCTCCTGGGAGGGAGTTCGCCCTCCGGCCACTGGGAGAGCCAATAGATCAGGGACTCCTTGCGAGCCTGCTTGACGCCAGGCTTAGGGTCGTAGAACCCCCGTTCCGGGGGCTTCCGCTTGGGAGCACTGGTTCGGTTCTTGGTCTTCTCCGGGGTTTTTTTGGTTTTTGCCTTGGAGATATCCGGTTGCTCAGTCTCGACAGCCGGGGCCTCGGATTCAACCGTCGTCTTCTTCTTCCTGGGCATTAGTGCTCCTTGACAGGTCCTTCTGATCCTGGTAGGTTTTCGAATGGTAGCTTAGGATCAGGTGGACCTGGTTAGGGGTTAAACCGTTAACTTCTGCGATTTCGTCCACAGATTTCCCTTGGGATTGGAGGTTCAGGATGGACCCGAACTGGGTGAGTATTTGTTCCATCTTGACAAGGTAGTAAAGTTTCTCAAAAATGTCAAGGAGGCGGGGTATGTGGCTATGAGTGTATTCACCGGGGAATGTCAACATCTCATCCATTGCCCGGTATGCGGTCAGCCTTTTCAGGGGATCGTTGGAGATGGGGTAGTGAAGGTATGTCAGTGGTGCCCATTGAACCAGGAGTGCGACCGCAGGACAAAGGAACGAGCAGAAGGGTGGCCATGCTCCATAGAGTGCATTTCTAGGAGCACTGGGTTGAACCAATAAACGAGGGAGCAATTATGCTCGAAACGCTGAAGGATTATGAGCAGTGGGTGTGCTGGGCCACGATCAATGATCGGAAGGTGCCCATCGACCCGAAAACTGGGCAGGCAGCCAGCACTACAGCGAAGACAACCTGGGCTTCCTACCATGAGGCCCTGGAGATGCAGGAGCAAAACCCAGGGCAGTATGGTCTTGGCTTTGTCTTCACGAGGAATGATCCGTTCTTTGGTGTGGACGTGGACAAGTGCAGGGGCCCGGAAGGGTTCAATGAGGTCGCTGAGTCAGTGATCAACCGGCTGGGAGAGTCAACGTATGGAGAGTTCTCCCCTTCGGGGACGGGGTTGCACTTCATAGGGATCGGGAGCATACCCCAGGGGGTGAAGAATAAGGACGACCACCTGGGGTTGGAGGTCTATTCGCAGAAGCGATTTTTCACGATGACCTTCAACCAGATGGAGAATTGCCAGGATGACGTGGGGGACGCCCAGGACGGGCTCACCCTGGTCTGTAATACTTGGCTTTCAAAGAAGGCCAAAAAGTCGGATTCTCCCCTTTCGCAGGGGGACAAAATTCCTGTTTTTCAGGAGGGTGAACGGGACGAACGACTGTTCCAGGTGGCCACAAGCTGCTACCATCGGGGGCTGTCAAAGTGGCAGGCCTACGCTATCGTTGATCAGCTGGCCGAGAACTGCCACCCGCAGTTCGATAAGGAGACAGCACGTCGGAAGGTGGACTCGGCATGGAAGTCGGAGGACCCTCACCCGGGGGATATCCTGGAGCAAATGAATAAGCTGTATGCTGTGGTGGCCACGTCGGGGACGGTCACGATTGCAGCGCTGCCGCCGGAGCACGGGCAACCCCTTCGGTTTTATTCAACGTCGAACCTCCGCACACTGATGGCAAACCAGTGGGTCCGGTGGGAAGACTCGGATGGGAAGTTGAAGAAGGATAACTGGCTGGATTTCTGGCTGAAAAGCCCGGAGAGGAACACGTATGAAAATATGGTGTTCCGCCCCCGCCAGGAAGTGAAGAGCAGCTTCCTGAACCTGTGGAGGGGCTTTGCCGTGGAGCCAAGGAGGGACGACAAAGCGGTGGAGCCTTTCCTGGAGCACCTGTGGAAGCATGTGGCTGGGGAAGACGAGGAATGCTACAACTACATCGTCAGGTGGTTGACCTCGCTGGTGCGGCACCCAGACACGGGACCCATGACCGCGCTTGTCTTCCGGGGCTTCCAGGGGTCTGGGAAGGGCATCATTGGGCAGTATATGAGCCGGATCTTCGGGAGCCACTTCATTACAGCCAGTCAGCCTGAGCACTTTGTGGGGCGTTTCAACGCGCACCTGGCCGACAAGGCGCTGCTATTTGCTGATGAGGCCATCTGGGGCGGTGACAAGCGGGCTGAAGGTGAGCTGAAGCACATGATCACTGATCCGCAGAGGACTGTGGAGATCAAGGGGAAGGACGCCTTTGAGATCGAGAACAAGCTCCACATGATGATTGCGAGTAATGAGGACTGGGTTGTGCCGGTGGGTCCCAATGATCGCAGATTTGCTATATTCGATATGGTAGGTCGGGAAGACTGGGATCTCAGGATCGTGTCCGAGATGTGGAATAAGCTGGATACCGGTGGGCCAGAGGCGCTGCTCTACTTTCTGGAGCATCAGGCAGAAGAGCCCGAGAATAAAAGGATGCCCAATCCGCCGAACACGAAGGCCAAGACTGAGCAGAAGTTTAGGGGGATGGATCCATTCCTGAAGGTCTGGTCAGATTGGCTGGTGAGCAAGGATATAGCCGGACGTGGCTGGGAAATGGTCATGCCGGCGGAAAGCCTGTTCCAGGACTACGTGGAGCGCGTGAAAGAGCTTCGTGGTGGAAGAGGGCCCATGATCGGTCAGAGCGACTTCACCAACCGGCTGAAGAAGGTGTTCGGTGATAGTAATGTGGCTACAAATAGGGCCACCTGGAAGAAAGTGAGGAAGGTGAAGAAGCATGTGGGGGACGTGGCTGGTGTGTCCGAAAGGGATGAGGATGTGTCGACAACATCAGTGGGCCAGTTCCGGATCGTGATCCTGGGAGACTACGACACAATGAGGGAGGCGTTCGCCGACTCAATGGGCGTTGATCCTGAGGAATTGCGGGATGCTGACGTTGAAATGAGGGAAGACATGAAGGAGCTTTTGGAATATGAGTAAACGGCTGGTGCTGATGAATGGGTTGCCTGGGGCGGGAAAGTCGTCCCAGGCAGGCGGCGGAAGGACAGTGGTCCGTCTGGACTCGATTCGGCGGGAGTGGGGCCACGTATGTTGGTGGCCCCTGGAGCCGATGGTCCAGGCCGTGGGGCAAACCATGGCGGGAGCACTGCTCCGGGATGAAGACCAGGTCGTCGTGGATGATGTCTTCCCCAGTCGGGCCAGTGTGGAGCCCTGGGTCCAGATGGCGCGGAGGTTTCAGGCTGACCTGGAGATGGAAGTGGTGACGACCGCTCCATGGCTTTGCCTGCAAAGGAGGCTGGGCTTGGGCGATGGAGAGCCCTGGGAAGAAGCCATTGGAAGGATGGCCCGGGAGTTGGCCAGGGACTGGGCCGAGATTCGGGGAATGCTGGACGCGGTCACATTCAAGGGGGTCTCGGAGACCATGTGGCTCCAGGCCCTTCTGGATTGGACCCAAAGCAGAGAGGAGGGGAGGAGCATGGTGGCTGACTGGCGCGAACCGGGGTGTGCCGGGGATTCCTGGAAGAGGTGTTAAATGGTTAAGATGGTGTTAAAGCTGAGTTCTCGAATGGCGTGGATATAACTGCAATAACCAATTAACCACCCCCCCTGGGAATTAGTAAAATAAAAAAAGGGGGGGAGAGACGCGGAAGTCACACCCCCCCATGAAACACAACGCAGAGTCGCAACCCCCACACCCCGATTTCGATTGCTAAAAAGGGATAAATTACTGATATGATTGGAAATAAGTCTAACACAGGGGGGGTTTAAGACCTAACAGGAGGATTTTTTGATGGGTAAAAAAGGCGAGAGCTGGCAGTATGAAGTTCAGCAATTCCGGAGGTCTGACGGCGGAACCCGGACGCAGAGGAAGCTGAAATGGGACCTCTGCCCGAGTTGTGGCGGGGCAAAGCTCATTGGGAGCAAGGTATGCCGGGACTGCTACGAGAAGGGGTGGTCCTGGGAGAGTGAGGCCCACACAGTGCTCCAGAGGTTCTTGGAGTCCGTGGACACTGGGAAGCCGGTGAAGCGGGAAACCATTGAAAAGGCTCGGGCGTTGACCCGGGCGAAGGAGGAGGGGAAATAATATGTGGATGGCATTTGGAATCGTTTTGGCGGGGACACTGGGTTATGTTTTGGGCTGCCGATGTGAGGCTCGGGAATGGCAGGACAACGCTATGGCTGACCAAGCCCTGGAATTTGATGGGGGGCTCTACAAGGTGGTGGAGATCCATAGTCCGAAGTCGGCCCGGTCGGCCCCTTGGAATCCAAAATTCCCATGATATTTTGCAGATTGAAGTCCAAAATTTCAATCTTCAAAATGGAAACGCCCCTGGGTGCATAGTGCTCCTGGGGGTGTCAATTTTTTGGCATGGTGCTGCCTCAAATTCCCGGGTGGCGGCGGCGCACAGAGAGAAGTCCTACCTCCAGTGGGAATTGGGTGCGCACCGATTGGGTCGGATATAAGATATACACACCCCCCCGAACCCCCCCAAAGGGGGGTCCTTACCGAACGGTCAGTCAGCGCTTACCGGACGGTCGGTCGCTCCTCCTTACCGGACGGTCGGTCAGAATATCAGGGAACATTGATGGCACGATTTTTGCTGGGCAAAAAGTATGCCATGGTAGGTTGGCATGATATTTGCAGGGCAAAAGGTGTGCCATATTAAAGTGGCACGATTCTTGCTAGGCAAAAGGCGTGCCACTGCTTACCGTGCGGTAGGTTGGCATGATCTTTGCGTGGTGATAATGATTACTACTCCTGCCTCAATTAACGGTCGGTAGGTGAAAGTGGAGTGTCGCAACATTGCAACCCTACTGCAACCCATCCATTTAAGCAAAACATTAATTGAATCCATATCTCCAGTCATTCCAGTCACCTACACTCGATCCCCATCACTCCTGAATTGCATGGCCTATCCCCTGAAATCCCCGGCTGATGGGAACTCAGCAAAGTTAGGCTCACCAAACTTCTGTATAAAATTTATACACCTAGCTCTCAATTCCCGTATGATGGGGACTTTGACAGACCCAACCAATTCATTGAACCCATTGACCTCAGCGCCGGGATATCCTATTCTGGACTTGCCTTGTCGGGAAAATCCTCTTCAACCGGGGACTCAACAAGGCAACTGGGAGCCGCTCAAAGCTCCCAGCGGCTCTTTCCACATAGATTGAGCGGGGTCCCACTGGACCAATTGCCGGAAGTATCAGAAAGCTGACCACTGAGAAACCGGGGATCTCCAGGTGGAAGCTCAATCGCCCCGGCCACTAAAAGATTCGTTGGGATACCCAGCGCTCTGGCCAGGGATAGACAAGGCGTCGAAGCGACCGGACCGGGAGCACCACCGGTGTTCCTGGCTCCCGGAGAACCCGCAATTCCAGATTGCAGGTTCTCCCGGAGGACAATATGTTCAATCATAACAGGAGGATAAGGCAATGTTAAGAGCCATTGCAGCCGCCATCACCTACTTGTCCGGAATGGCCGCAATCGTGGCGATTGGACTTGCCAACCTACCCTTCTAACAGTAAAATACGGAGGAAATTCAGCATGCTATCATTAAAGAGAAAAGGATCCTATCTCCATGCTTTCGTAACTCCCGAGGATTACCTAACTTTCTCCCTGGGAAACCGCAAAATCAGCGGCAATGTCCTTATTTTCAATCTACCAGCTGGAGCCGGCTCGAACGGAACTTGCAAGCAATCATGCCCCGGATGCTACGCGCTCAAAGCCGAACGAATATACCCTTCAGCTCGACGGGCCCGGGAAAGAAACCTGCAGGTGCTCCAAAAGCATGGTCCCCATATCCTCTATGATGCGGTCCGCTACATCCTGGAGAAGCAGCCGTTAAAGGGCATCCGCATCCATGAATCCGGAGACTTTTTCAACCAAGAATACTTCGAGACCTGGAACGATATCGCTGACCTGGCGTATCGAGCCAAGGGAGTCCGAACGTGGACCTATTCCAAACGATACGACCGAGGTCAGGTCACAACGCCAGGCCTGAACCTGGTAGACTCCATCCTCCCGGATGGGTCCCTGAATTATGGACCCTTGGAGTGGGTCCGGAAAAAAGAGCAAGAATACAACATCCCTATATGCCCCGCCACAATGCCGGGCCTTAAGAATACCCCCATTTGTGGTCGTGACTGTGACTGGTGCCTTGAAGAGCCACACATGCTCTTTGTGCAGCATTAATGGCGAATCCTGCCATAGTGCCCTGGACCTACCCAGGGCACTCTACAGGATCCGCCATTGTTTCACGTGAAACAGGTCCACCCCGCTCCAGCCTCACAGGGCAGCCACGGTCCCGGCCCCGTGAGCCCGGACAATGCTCCAGGAACCCTGGGTCCAACAGCTCTCAGCAAACCATAAACCCCGGGGCTGACTGCCCCTGCCAATCGGGGGCGGAGGTCCAAAGGAGGCCCATATGCGACGCACAAGGGAAACCATCGACCTGGACATTGCAGGCATCCCCTGCAAAGTAGACTTTGAAGTTGTCCCGGCCACTCGGGGCGCCAGGGCAACCGAAAAGATCAACGGTCGCCTGGTCAAGGGCCGACCTATCGAGCCTGATGAGCCCCGACACATCAACATCATCGAGATCCGGGACCGGAAGGGTTATCCGGCGCCCTGGCTGGCCCGGAAGCTCAAAAACTCCAGGGTAGAGCAGGCATTCATTGACCGGCTCACCGACGAACTGGACGAGACCTGCGCCGTCGATACCGGCATCTGATTCCTGGCTACAAGCTGGAGCCCCGGCATTCGGGGCTCCGCAATGTAGGTAGGGATTTTCAACCAAGAAACCAAGGAGGTAACCATGCAAGATTCCCGACAAAAAACAGCCCGCTCCTGGACCTGGGGAGTGCTCCCCGCCTTCGTGGTCAGCCGAATCCGAAACAACCCCGGAGACTTTCGCCCCGGACAGATCCTTGACTTCGGCTGTGGGGCCGGCACCATCACCACTCAAATGGCGCTTCGCCTGGAGGACCTGGAGCGTTTCCAGGTGGTGGGATACGACCTAGACTGCCCCGAATCGGACCTGGACGAGGATTACTCCCTGATCCATGCAAGCTCAGTCCTGAATGTCCAGGAGTCGGAAGAAGACCTATCGCATACCCTGGACGACCTGATCAGGGCTGCCCGGCGCTCCGATGGGACCGTGGCACCCATCTTTGCCAGCTACCCCAAGGAACCCCGGAAGCTCGGGTATGGAGTCTACGACCTAATGGAGCGCATCGCCCGGCATCGAGGAATCCACGGCGTCACCTGGCACGAACCCGGCAAGAAGACCACCACCACAGTCCTGGAGATCCGGGCAGGGACACAAGATGCCTACAACTAGGTCCACCAGCAGGCCCCAGGGGCATGCTCCCTAGGGCTTGCAAGCGGCCCTGGTTATCAACCAAAACCACAGGAGGTGTCACCATGTTGACACATTTGCACATCGACAACGTCGAGGATATGGGCATCAGGGTTTGCCAGCACAATGGATTCGTCACCGTCGAGATCGAAAACACAAACGAGCATGACAGAGTCGTGTTCTTCCTACGGAACATGGATGAAGCCGAATCTTTGGCGGACCAAATCCGGGTCAATACCGTCACAACAGACCCTGCGGTTTAGTCCAGGTGGGGGACCCACCCCGGGGTCCCCACCCCCCTGCCAACTAGGCTCAGGGCACCCATGGGACAGCCTACCGCACGGTAAGCGGTCCCGCCTGGGCTCGGAAAGCGTCGAGGGTAGGAACCCTGGGTCCAACACGCTCCTGAGCTATAAACCCCCCAAGGAGGAAACCATGGCACAATTTGAGGAAGGCGCAACCTATCATGGCCGGTATATCTGCAAGCATGACCTTATAGTCCGCATCACCGTGAAGCGCAGGACACCTCAGACAATCGTTTACAAGAGGGGAACTCGCGACGAATTGAGGCGCCGGAAGATCCACAACGCTGGCACTCACAACGAGTTCATCGTCGACGGCCCCGGCATTTCAGTCTTCGCCAGGAATCGGGTCCTAAGCTAAAACCCCTGGGGAGCACTGGCACACCCGGTGCTCCCGGGGCAAAAGGAGGAAAGTATGGCAGACCAGGTGAAAATCATCGGACGAAGTAAGGATTCCTTTGGCCAGGATGAGCACTTTCTGACCGTGGGTCAACGGGCCACGGTGCTCCATCGCCCGGAAGAGCATCCCCATGGGCTCTGGACCCTCCAGGGTGTGGACATTGACGCCAACCGGGAGATAGTGCAGAATGTCAGGCCACAAGACGTCGAACCTATAAACGGGGGGGTATAGGTATGCAGAGAGCATTCATCACCGGCAACAGCGACCCGGGAAGCGGCCTCATCAAGCACCACCTGGCGTGGCCCCGCTATGTTATGGTCCTCCAGAATCCGGACCACACTGGCTCAATCCTGGTAGCTGGCGTGGCCAAAGACCATCCGGAGATCATAAAGCAGTTCGTCGACTCGACCTGCTATATGCCCGCCGATGGCGACATCAACCCAAACCTCTAGGAGGTATCCCCATGCGACGCAAAATGACCATTACCCATGACGCAGTTCGACCGGTCCTGGGTCGGACCTATGGCCGCATGATCACAGTGGAGTTCCGGAAGAAGACTGGTGAAATGCGCCGCCTGAATGGGCGCCTGGGTGTCCATGGCTTCACCAAGGGTGGCCACAGGGCCGTCAATGAACCATACGTGGTGATGTGGGAAGCCCCGAAGCCCCAGGAGGGCGCGGTCGAAGGTCGGTCCCGCTATCGCAACGTCAACCTGAACACCGTCAGTCGGATCATCGCCGACGGCATCGAACTGGAGGTCATATGAAGTTGCACATCACAGCGTCATTCCTGATCAAGGATGGGCCATCGGTCCTTGTTGAAACGTATCCCCCGAGGGACCTACACATACAGGTGACCGGGGACACCCCGCAGGAAATCATCATTCCTCAGGATAGGGCCTCAGACCTTATAGAGGCCATCCGAGTGGCCTGCCGTCTGGACGATTGAACCCCAAAAACCCGGGCCTGGGGAGCATGCCCCCCCAGGCCAAAGGAGACAGCCATGTGCTATAAAACCTTCCGCATCAATAGCGTAGACCCCTGGGACGCCTACTACGAGGACGGGTTGGAAGGCGCCATCCTAGAAGATGTTTTTGTAACTGAGAAAAAGGGCGCCGGCTACACAGCCAGCCTTTGGGCACTGCTCCGGGACGCCTCCCATTACTTCTCCGCCAAGACTCTAAGGTCCCTCGAGCAGGCGGGGGAATACTCGCCAGTGACCGACCGGGCCGAAGTCTTTTTCTTCAAGGTCAATGTTGAACCCATCAAAGAAGAGGAGGAGGAAGGGTAGCCATGCGAATAGGAATCATTATCATTATCGTTGTCCTGACCCTATGGTTCGTCATGCCCATTGGGCCCCCGGGTGGATAACCCCAACCGACAAGGAGGATCATCCATGAAAAAGGTGCAAGCGATTTTGGGCCTGCTCCCCCTGGCCTTCGCGCTGCTGTATATTACGGCACTGAGCAGTAGCCCAGCTCAGAACCTATGGCCGGCTAGGGAACACTGGGAGGGAGCACTGGTGGCTGGAGTTTGCTTCGTCACCGTGTGCATCATTGTTGCATTCACAACACCAAAAGGGAGGTAATTATGAA